GCCATTTATCAAGAGCCGAGGGCAAATTCCAAAGTCATCAAGGTTATTACTCTACTGACAAAAGTTACAGTCGACATGGACGGGTCGACCGAAGGATTCTACAAAGTTTTCACCTCTGACGGAGTTCGGGGATACTGCATGAAGAAGTTCATCGCAGTCCCCCGGTGAGGAGGTCGCTATGGAGATTTCCGAAAGCATCTTGACGTCCATCAAGAAACTGTTGGGCATCGACGAGAATTATAAGCACTTTGATGCCGACATCATCATGCACATCAACAGCGTGTTTTCGATTCTGACGCAAATGGGCGTCGGGCCTTCCAATGGTTTCTCTATTTCAGGAAAGGATGACACCTGGTCCGCTTTCATTACGGACAAGCCGAACATCTTTTCCTTAGTCAAATCCTATGTCTACATGAAGGTTCGATTACTGTTCGATCCGCCGCTCAGCTCCGCTGCCATTGAGTCCATCAATCGGCAGATCAGTGAGTTTGAGTGGCGGCTTTTCGTTGCGGCGGACCCCGTAGAAGACACCAGCGGGAAGGAGGAAAATCAAAATGGAGAATAGCATGCTCCTGCACTACGGAATTAAAGGCATGAAGTGGGGTGTCCGCCGTTACCAGAACAAAGACGGCACTCTTACCGCTGCCGGAGAAAAGCGTTATGACCGGGATAAGCGGGAGAATGCGGCTAAGAAGAAGGAAAACCGCATTGACCTCACTAATCCAGACCCCCAGCGCTGGGCGAAGGAGGATCTGGAGCGTACCAAACGAACGGTCGATTCCAGTTCAGATTTGGTGAAAGAAATGAAAAAACTGGAGCAGACCACCACTTCCAAGCCCACTCCGAAACGGATGGACTTGTCCGAAATGACCGACAAAGAGATGCGCGACAAGATCAACCGGGAACTCTTGGAGCGGCAGTATAACCAGTTGTTTTCTGACACCTCTCCGGCCCAAGTATCAAAAGGTCGTCGGGCGCTGCGAGATACTCTGGAAGTAGCTGGAAGTGTTTTGGCGATTGCCGGATCTTCCCTGAGCATTGCCCTTGCAATCAAGGAATTGCGGGGGTGATCGTTTATGGAACTGCATCACCACGGAATCCTGAAACAAAAATGGGGCGTCCGAAATGGCCCTCCCTATCCTCTGCGCGGCGGTGAT